CTTATAGTAATACCTTCTGGTAAAGCTATATATTGTATATTTTGAAAAGATGGAATAGTAATTTGTGAACTTTCAAAGAAATTTATACTTTTACCTGCAAGTATTATTTCTATGGTAGGTTCTCCTGATATATATTCTCCATAGTAGATAATTTTACTGTATTTTCTAATAATAGTTGGACAAGAAAATTTCATTCTTTTGATAATAAAATTTATTATCTTATCAGCTTTTTCTACTTCCTCTAATTCATAAGCAGCACAAGCTATCTGAAACATATTCCAACTATCCATCAACTCCTCTGTAGTATATCCACAAGTTCCTATACTACAGGGTAATTTTTTATTACAATCAAGTAAACCTTTTATACCTGTATTGGAGAGAGCCTTTATAAGTTCTTTATATATACAGTCATACTCATTTGGAAGTTTCAAATATATAAAATCATTTGAAATATTATAAACAATTACTTCTCCCATGCTATATTTATTTTATTGAGTAAAGATAGTAAATTTTGTCTATCCTTATACTCTATATCATAAAAATTATTCAATAAATGATTTGTAATACTAATTACAGAAACCAGATATGAAGTCTCTTTAGCTTGCTTTAAGCCAAAATTAATATAGTCTATTTGTCTTGTACAAATATCTACTCCCTGTTCTTTTACATATTGCTCATCCATAGTAGTATAAGAAATTAAGAAAAGGTAAGGTAGAAAACCTTACCTTTTTAGTTTATTTTAGACTATAGCCTTAATAGCAGAAGTACCTGCTTTAGCTGCCATAGCATTCAACATAGTTACCAAAGATGCTCTTGTAGTTGTAGACGCTGTAGGAACAGCAATAACAGTAAGAAGATTACTTAGGTACTCTCCCCAGCCAGCAGTAGAATATTGATCATATACTACATTGAATTGGTCATAATTTGCAGATTTATCAGCAAAATATTTAAATCCAGGTAAAGCCAAACCTACAGCAGAAGATGCTCTATAAGGTCCAGGTCTTCCATTCCAACCACCAGCATGATACTCTTTCTGTGCAATATCATATCCAGCTCCTTGTTCATCAACAGCTTTCTGTAAAACACCAATACTAAAATTAGGACAAGTTTCTCCAATAGCAGAAGCTATAATAAGAGTCTGACGAGGATTGTAGTATTTGGTATTTATATCACAATACTGATTAATTGCGACAGGGTTTGTAGTAACTTTGATACCTGTTGCTCCAGTAGCATTAGATAATACTGCAGGAGCTGCAATAGTTGAAGTTACACCAGTTACTCTAATAGCAGGAGTAGGTTTAGGTAAACCATTAATTGTAACTACTGCACCAGTAGCAGTAGCAGTAAGATTATTATCTGCATTAATAGTTGCAGCAACTTTAGTAGCTACATTTGCACCAGTAGTATCAGTACTTGCTATAGTAGTTGTGAAAGTCTTATCCCCAATAACAGTAACTACAGATGTAGAAGAACCATATGCCCCATAAGTAATATCAGCAGAGTTCTTTACAGGAACAGCAGTAAACATACCAGAAGCATCTGCATTAAAAGCTTCAAGAAACTTTTCAACAAGATGTTTAGCAGTAGGAGAAGTAGCAGGATCACCACAGTCAGTTTTTACAACATATGTTTTTGCAAACATATTGTATCCCTGACGCATATAAACCTGCATATTACGGAACTCAAATTTTACAGCATATTCTGTATCCCATTGAAGATTTGAGAAATTTGATATCTCAAAAATATAGGGTTTACCTGCTGTATAATTCTTTACATTTATATCCCTCAGATTTTCAAGTTGAATAACTTGACCTGCAGAATAATTAACATCAGCAAGAGCACCATCTTTATGTACACCAACTGCAAAATAAACTTCTTTTGGAATTGCAGCTGCATCAACAGCAAGATTTGTCTCAGCATTAAACAAGCCTATTTGTCCATCAGCTAGAGAATCAATAGAAGAACCTGCTGCTGGAAGACTTGCATTACCTTTTGTAACAAGGACTTGAAATACTTTATTATTTGTACTCATAATTTTTTAAATAATTTGGTTTAACGATAATTTGTCTTTTTTAGTTTGGTAATCAGGAATTTGTAATTGTCCTGTTGCCAATAAAACTGCAATATCCACTATTTCCCTGTGTGTATGTTCTGGAAGCTCACAATTTACAGAACCTGTCAAAGGAGAGACAATACCAGGCAATTTGTAAGAACCACCTTGAAAGTCTTTTGCATTGTGAATATACTTCAGTTTTTTTATGTATGTTAGAAAAAATTTTGTTATATTAAAATCTTTTGCATAAAGTTTTAATCCATCTTGATTAAATACTCCATTTACAGTTTTCCACTCATAAGAACTACAATCAAAAGGACTATTTTCAAAATCATCATCATGTTGTCTTATATAAGTTTTTAAACTCTCTTGAGAGCAATTTCCTTTTGAAATGTTAGAATAGGAACTGACATATATCCAAAAATCTTGAGGCATTCTTACAATGTTATTATCATCAGGAGTAATTTCCAGATCTTCAACTACTATATTCCTAATATCCATAAGAGTTCTTGTACCAATTTCATAGCCATATTGCAAAGCTATTCTTGGTTGTGCAACCATTTTTACAAATAACTCCTGAGCTTCATTTAATATCCAGTCTATCTGAGGAATAATTAATCCCTTATATTGCTGACTGTCTATCTTATTCAGCTTCATTTTAAAATCATAGTGTTGTTGCTCTATATTCATTATTCATTTACCTGTGCTAAAATTCTTATTTTAAAATCTTGATTTTCAGGTGCATTCATGTATTTTACAACATCATAAATATCATCCCCCAAATCAGCATCATGGTACATAATTTTGTGTCCTACCTTTTCAAAAACATTTCTTTGTAAAGCCTCCAGTACAAGAGCTTGTGTTGCAAGGTCATCCTTATCAAGTTCCAAGTATCTAAGTACCTCTTTAGGTTTAGCTTCAATAATTTTATCAAGTTCAACTTCAATGTAATTATCTGATTTACCTTTAAGATTCTTTGCCTTCAAGTAATTCCCATCAGCAGATAATACCATAATTAATTGTATCTTTTTTGCCTTTGAGAGCTTGGATGTTTCAATAATAGCTTTCTTCTTAATCTCTACTTTTGAAGCCTGTTCTTCAATTTCTTCACTTTCATCAAATATAACATGAGTTGCCTCTGGATATAAACCATTCTCATAATCCTTTAATGAATTAGCTACAAATTTTGAAGCCTTGCAAATTTTCACTTTTACAAACTCTATTGGATTTTCAGTATCAAAAATCATAGTTCTATTTTCAAGTACTACTTCTCCCATTTTACTATCCCAAAAAGGATGTGGACTATCCAACTTAAACTGTTTAGATAAATCTACTTTTAGTTTCACACCATATTCTTTTTCTTCTTCCTCTGTAAGACCTGTTGAGTAAGTTAGACTTTCTGGATCAACTAATGCTCTGATAGTTAAAGGTCTTGAAAAACTTTCACTACCATTTTTCTGATGCCATTTGTTTCTTTCAATAGGTTTAATCTTTATTTTCATATAAATTTTATTTTTTAGTATATAAAACTCTTAAATCTTATCATCCCCATAAAGAAGATGATAAGATTTTAATTATTAGTTTCTTGTAAGAATGAGTTCTCCACATCTTGTTACATCGTGAATATGTATTCCACAAGATTTTTCTACATGCATCTCATAATAACTTCCAGAGTGTGCAGCTGTTCCACCATTAATAGGACCATAAGGACCATATAAACCCTGTACATAACCAAAAGCAAAACCATCTTTCTTATTCATAATTTTAATATTGGATTTATTTCCTTCACCATTAAAATCAAGAAAAGTAATACGTTGTGATTCTACAGGAAATCCAGTTACAGGGTCAATTTCAAAGTTAATACTTCTGTCATCATACAAAGGATTATGAATAAGTTCCAGAGAACTTCCATTAGCCATGTTATATTTGACAAATTGATAACCAGCTTCCAAAGCATTTGTATGATAAGGAGACCGTACTTTATCAGTATAAACTTCTACATTTTTAATGAAACCAGATTTATTCTGCCAATCCTGAATAGCTCTATGAAATTGCAACATACCATATTCACCAGTATAACCTTTAACTTGACGTCCCTGTCCAGGTTTAACTCTTGAATAGAAAATATCCATAAGATATTCTTCAATCAGTTTTGCAGTCAATACAGAGTATCTACTGATATGGCTGTCTTCAAGTTGTTCCTGAATACCAGGTCCTGACCTTACAGGTCTTCCATTTGCACCTATTACAGTATCTGAACTGCGAGAATACCAGAAACCTCTTTCAAGTTCCCTGTACCATTGCTGCCAATATTCTATTTCAGCATATTTAACCCAGTTAGATACCATTTCAACTTTTCCATTATCTCTTATAACTGGAATAGCTACTGCCAATACTTCTGTTGCAGCATAATTGGTAATTTTATATTCTTTTCTGTAAAGAGACATCCTATTCTGAAGAGAAATAGGTAAACTGAATTGAGTAGAACCACTCTGTTCAGCAGCTTCTTCATACTTGGAGAAGAGTTTTCCCCATTGTTGTCCATATTGCAGATACTTAACAGGTAAAAAGTCTTGAGGATTACCTGATGCCATTACTACTGTATATACCCATCCATCTCCATGAGGAACAGGATTATCTTGAATCCTTAACTGGAATTTCTTGTTAGAAGTACCAGGATGAATATAATCACCATGTAGAAACCAGTTTTCATCCAGTTTAATTTTAAAAGGTCTTCCATACTTACCAGGAGTAGTATTGGTAGATGGTTCAACATTTTCCAATACAATTAGAGGTCTTGTATTTGCACCCTTTAAATCCCATTCCCAAGTAGTAGTACCAATAGTTTCTTCTGTGAGTTTATTACCCATTAATGCAGAAGAAAGTGGATTATCGGAATAATAGTTTTTTGCAGAAAAAAGTTGGTCCATTACACCAACCAATTTCTGTGGTTTTGCCAACAAAGCAGCTCCTAAATGATTTTGCTCTGTCATGTTGGCATTCCATTGCATTTCCTTTGTAATAAGTTTACTTCCTAATGTAGCCATAATTTTTTAATTTAGTTTATAATAAATCAATCAACCTTGTCTTTTGTGAGCTTCTTTTATCAGTTGATTTTTCTTGTCTTTGAATTTCTTCTTTCAGTTTTTGTGTTTGTTTAGTTACTATATTTTTTTTCATACTGCTAAAGTCAAAATCACTCTTAATTATTTTTGCCAGTGCAATAATCTTTTCCCTATCTTTTAGAGCTTCAAACAAATCTCTATAAAAAGGAGTAATCTGTCTCCCATCCTGCAACTTAATAGAAGTATCACTTATATAGGATGGTAACTCTTTCTCTTCATTTTTAGATATTGTCAATCCTTTTATTTCATTATTGGAAGAAAGATATTCACTAATATCCTTCTTAAATTTAATCTGATTTTCCTTTAAAAGTTGTTTCTGTTTCTTCTGATTTTCAACCTCCATTTCCAATTCTGTTTTCTTATCATTTTTCCATTTCTCAAATTTCTTCTCAGAAATAGCAGCAAGTTTTCCAGAATCTTTTAAAAATTCAATATTAGCTTCAATAATTTCATCATCTTCACCTTCCTGTTTAAGTAAATATCTTAAAACTTTTTCCTGGTTACTCTCATCAGAAAGATCTATATCTTCACTTAATTCAGATGATTCTGACAGTGTTGTAATAATATCCTCCAGACTTCCACCATTGTTTACATACTTAATGATATTTTTCAAATCTTCTGGAAGATTTTTGATACTCTCCTCAAATCTCTTCTCAATAGATTTATCAATAATATCAGTTAAATAATCATTATCTACACTTTCAGGAAGCTCTTCATTTTCATCTAATTCAATAATACCCTGTTCAATAAGATATTGAAGAGAA